TGACAAGGGGGTCTTTCAGTCAGATGATGAAGTTGGTGAATTTTTTAACCAAATGAAAGAAGTACAGGAGCAACTAAACGACTATATGCTCCCCCAAAATTATGGCAAGGAAGAGAGCGAAAGCTAATTACTTTACAAGCGAAACAGAAGAGTACATAAAAAAATACAACGTATCTACAGACCAGGAATATCGTAATAAGATATTTACTGACCATATATACATCCCATTTTATAAGTTAGCGGAAAACATTATACATACTTTTAAGTTTTATTATACAGATGTTGATAAAATAGAAGATTTAAAGCACGAAATCGTAGCTGTCTTACTAGAAGAGAAGATAATGAAGTTTGACCCTACTAATGGAGCTAAAGCCTACTCTTATTTCGGTACTATAGTAAAAAGATGGCTTATAAACTACAATAACAAAAACTACAAGAAGCTTAAACAGATAGGAAGCTTTACAGATATAGAAGAATCGTATGAAACTAAATTAGATCTTGATTCTCCATCAGCTAAATCTTTATCTACTTTTCTAGATGAATGGATTAATGAATGTTATGACCAACTAGAAGAGATGTTTGTAAAACTAGAAGACCAAAAAATAGCAGACGCTGTACTTACAGTATTTAAAACAAGACACGATTTAGATATATTTAGAAAAAAAGCACTTTATATATACATAAGAGAAATGACCGACTGTGATACACCGAAGTTAACTAAGGTAGTAACAGTTCTTAAAGAAGACTTTAAAATGAAGTACCAACACCTTTATGACTTAGGTTATCTTCACAATAAAATTGAATAGGCTATTTATTATAAAACAATATGAGCTTAGACAAGGAAATATTTAAAGGAAAAACACTTTCCGACCTCTTCGGTGAGATATATGATAATTCTAAAGAAACTAAAAGCCAAGTAAAAGGCCTTATAGGGGAACTTAAACCACTTATAGAGAATATTGGCGACGCTACTTTACTTGTACCTATGATCAAAGAGTACATGGAGATAGGTGTTAAGAACGACGAACATTTAATTAAATTAGCGACAGTAATACAGAGGATAGAAACAGCAGCTGCAAAAGGTGAATCAGATGAGTTCGATTTATCTGAATTGCAAGATTTAATAGAAGAACAAGAGGCGCTGGAAAGAGAAGTAGAAGATTCACAAAACTCATCAGAAGACCAAGATGCTTAATTTAGGTTTAGGGTTTAATTCAACATCAGAATATAACCCTGTAGATTCAGGTAAAGCAGAAATACCTACATTAGGTAGAGTATACGATATAATATTGGACGAAAATCACCCTAGCTTTAAAATTATTAATACTATAGGGGCTATTCGCTATAACTTATTTGACGAAGATAACTTTAACGAAGATCCAGACAATTTGTATATAGCATACCCCTTAGACAGCACCTCTAGAACATACCCACTTAAAAACGAAATAGTAGTTATCAATGCAGGTCCAAGAGAATCCGCAGATAGAGAAGATTCTGAACTTAAAGTATACTATTCAACAGTAGTATCAATATGGAATGCTTCTAATCATAATGCCGCTCCACCAAACGACGCTAAATCTACAGACCTAGGGAAAGGTATAGAAGAACTAGATAATATTAATATACTATTACCAAACTCAGGCGATCATATTATAGATGGTAGATTCGGTAATTCTATAAGACTCGGAGGATATAAAGGTACAGGTAATGTACTAACTGATAACACTAATGACGGTAAGCCATATACAATAATAAGCAACGGTAGACCATTTACTGGAGATATACTTAAAGGTACAGTTGAAGATATAAACAAAGATCAATCTAGTATATATATTACATCAGATCATATAGTACCTTTAGAACAAGCAAGTACTAAATTAGAATCGAATGTTGATAAGACAGTAATAGCTGATAAATATAAAGGAGCTCAAATATTACTAAACTCAGACAGACTAGTATTCAATTCAAAAAAAGATGATATTATCATTTCATCGAAAGAGAGTTTAACTGCATCTGCTAAAGATGTAGGCATAGACGGTAAGGATTATATAAGCTTAGATGCTAAAAAAATATACCTAGGAGTAGGTTCTAAAAATAAAGACACAGAACTAGGATCTGCTGAACCAGTAGTATTAGGTCATAGGTTAGAAGATTTTTTACAAATTTTAGTAGATGAACTTAAAACACTATCAAGAAAATTACGTTCTGCTAAAACAGTAGACTTTAAAGCTATTCCAAATTTAAATGGATACGGAGTAAGCCTTAAATTTACAGCCGACATACTACAGACATATATAAACCCTAACGGTCAATCACCCATCAAATCAAGAAAAACGTTTACTGAATAATGCCTCATTCATTTCTTAAATCAATCAAACTAAACCTAGCACAGTATGCTGCTGTTGCTCTTGCTTACGCTGAAGGTATAGCTAGGAGATATGCTGAAAAGAAGATATTAGAGATATTAGACGAATTAAGGAAGAAGTGTCCTCCTGCTAATGTACTCAATAAAATGAATAAATCATTAGACAGGGTAGATTCATTAATAACTTCAGCTAATAGAAGGGCAGGTAAGCTACACAGACTCATCAAATCTTTAAAAATTATTACTAGTATATTAAGAGTACTTATTGATCTACTATCTCACAACCCTCTTCCTACAACACTTGGTATCCCACCAGGACCTGCAGGAGGAGTAATATTTTCTCTACCTCAAGGGGTAGTTCAAAGTCAATCAGCTAAGCTCAAATGGGCTACTGAAACTCTAGAAGACATAGAAAACGAGATTGATAACATAGAAGAACTATTAAGAAACTTTGAACTTATATTTGTCCCTTTACAAGCTAAAATACAATTAATAAGAACGCTACTTAATAGGTGTGCTGCGAACCCAAATTTAACAGCAGAAGAAAGAGAGGCAATCTTAGAAGGATCTAATATATCTACTGCTGAAGAAGAAAATTACCTATCTACAAACGGTAAGGTATACGTTATAAAAGTAGTAACCAATCCTCAATCTCCTAGTATAGCACCACAGAGACAAGCAATAGCTTTTGACAACAGAGGAATAGCTGTACTACAGGGACCTTTATCGTTTGCTAGTAGCTCAGATATACTGATAAAAGAATTAAAATTTAGAATAGACAATCAACTTCCATAAACCAACTATTTATTAATATGAAACTAGATCAATTACGTAAAATAATAAGAGAAGAGGTAAGATCTGCTGTAAAGGAAGAGTTACAGGAAATGCTTAACGAAGCTGTAAAAGCAGCAAGTACCCCATCACCACAGGAATATAAGCAAGTTAAACAGAAAGACCTTAAGAGAACATGGTCAACAGGTAGAATGAACACCGGCACAGTTCCTTTAGAAGAAATGCTAAACATGACTAAAAGCGAAATGACTAGCGATGACTATAGAAATGTTATTAACGCTAACTCATCAATGGTTAAAAAACCTAACTTTGCTTCTAACATAGCATCTGATATGGGGCTAGGTCAAAATGCAGGACCAATGCCAGGTATAGATATAAGTAAATTAGACTTTGTCAATAAAGCAAAAGCTATATACGATAAGTCAAATGAAATCCAAGCTAAAGGTCAAGTAAGAGTATAATGGCTATAAGCACTAAAAAGATAAACCCGTTAGATAGACAGCCTAGAAAAGCAGTAGGTATTGATATACCATTCTCTGCACCAGCTGTTTTTAACTCTACATTTCAAACTAAAGATGCTTTAAAGGTTAATTTAATTAACTTTTTACTTACTAACAGAGGAGAGAGACCTTTAAACCCTAATTTTGGAGGAGGTATAAGAGAAATGCTTTTTGAAAATATAAATCAAGAAAGGATTGACGATATAAAAGAGAATATTTCTTCAAGTATTACTAGATTTTTTCCTAACATAAAACCAACAGTAATAAAAGTAGGATCAGAACCCGACACTAACCTTATTACTTTTTTTCTGAAATATGCAATAGCTGATCAGAATATAGAAGACGAAATTTTAATTAACATACAATAATGGCAGTATCAAGAGACATAAAATACGTAAGTAGAGAGTTTAGCGATTTTCGTAGTCAGCTTATAGAGTTTGCTAAAAACTACTTTCCTGACTCTTATAACGACTTCTCTCCTACTTCTCCCGGCATGATGTTTATAGAAATGGCTTCATATGTAGGTGACGTACTCTCTTTTTATCAAGATACTCAACTACAAGAAACTTTTTTAACTCATGCTAAGGACCCTAAAAACCTATTTAACCTAGCATATATGATGGGCTACAGGCCTAAAGTAACAGGAACATCTGAAGTAATGTTAACAATTACCCAAGCTGTAGACGATACAGGAGGTTTGCCTGATTTTACTCAAGCTAAAACCATACCTGCAAACTTTAGATATGAATCATCAGATGGATCTAAAACTAGATTCTTTTGCCCCGAAGCTGTTAACTTTAACTTTAGTAGTTCTTTTAACCCTACTGATATTACAGTTACAGGAGTAGATGGATCAAATCAACCTACAGGTTACCTTTTATCTAAAAAAGTAAAAGCAATTTCAGGTAAAAGAGAAACTAAAGAATTTGTTATTGGTTCGGCAGAAAAATTTAGAACTATTACTTTATCGGATGAAAACATAATACAGGTATTAAGCATTACAGACGATGACGGAAAAGAGTATCTCGAAGTACCTTTTTTAGGACAGGATACAGTGTTCTTAGACGAACAAAATACAGCATCTGATTCTAATCAAGTACCATTTGTATTAGCGCTAAAAAAAGCTCCTAGAAGATTTGTTACTAGGTTTAGATCAAATGGTAATTTAGATATACAATTTGGTGCAGGTACACTTTCAGATGACGATTCAGTAATATTACCAGATGCATCTACAATAGGTAATGTTACTAATCAAGGATCATTAAACTACAACGGCTCTGGATCTCTAGTTACATCTTACGATCCCACTAACTTTACATATAGTAAATCATACGGTATAGCACCCGCTAACACTACCCTTACAGTTACATATTTAAAAGGAGGAGGAATATCAGCTAATGTACCAGCTAATACCATTACGACTACTATAGATACACTTCCAACCGGTACTTTTACTATTAACAATAGTGAACCAGCATCAGGTGGTAGAGATGGAGATACAGTAGAAGAGTTAAGAGAGAATGCTTTAAGATCGTTTAACGAACAAGGAAGAGCGGTAACACTACAAGACTATACAGTAAGAGCATTGTCTCTACCTAGTAAATTTGGTAGTGTTGCTAAAGTATATGTGGCACAAGACCAACTTACTAATACCAATTTAACTGACAGTATAGTAGATAATAATCCATTAGCATTAGCACTTTATGTACTAGGTTACGATAATAATCAAAATCTAATAACTGCTTCTGATAACTTAAAAGCTAACTTAAAGACCTATCTAGCTGAATTTATGTTAGTTACCGATAGTATTAATATAAAAGATGCTTTCGTAGTAAATATTGGAGTTAATTACGATATAAAAATTAGACCAAATTACTCTAGTAGAGATGTAATTTTTAACTGTAACGTAGAATTGCAAGATTATTTTAAAGTATCTAAAAGAAGTATTAATCAACCAATAAATTTATCTGAAATAGCAGTTATGTTAGATAAGGTAAAAGGAGTACAAACAGTACAAAAAATAGAAATAATTAATCTAAACGGAGGCAACTATTCTACATACGGGTACGATGTAAAAGGAGCTACTAAAAATAATACAGTATACCCTTCTTTAGATCCTTGTATATTCGAAGTTAAGTTTCCTAACGAAGATATTAAAGGTAGATCAATAATATAAGACATGGCAGTATATAAAATATTTCCCGATAAAGATTCATTCTTATTTACAGAAGTACCT